GACATGGAGGTCAAGTTTGCTTCCGACAAAACGGGCGTTTTTTCCGGCTATGGCGCCGTGTTCGGCAACGTCGATTCCTACGGTGACGTGATCGAGAAGGGCGCCTTCAAGACCACGCTTCGCGAGTGGGAAGACAAGGGAAAATATCCCCCGATGCTGCTGCAGCACGGCGGCGGGATTTTCGGCGGCGGCGCCGACGATCTTCTGCCGGTCGGCAAGTGGACGTCGATGGAGGAAAACTCCAGGGGCCTCAAGGTCGAGGGCGAACTCTTCGCCATGGGCACCGAACGCGGCCAGTACATCTACGAGGGCCTCAAGGCCGGCGCGCTCGATGGCATGTCGATCGGTTACCAAACGATCAAGTTTCGCAACGGGGCAAAGGCCGGCGAGCCGCGGCGCTACCTCGAGCAACTGAAGCTGATGGAGCTGTCGCTGGTCACGTTTCCGGCAAACGACAAGGCTCTCGTCAGCAACGTCAAGTCCGATTTCGATCCGCGCGAACTGGAAGCAATGTTGCGTGAGGCCACATTGTCGCGCAGCGACGCCGTGAAGGCGGTCGCCACTTTCCGAAAATGGCTCCAGCGCGATGCTGGTGTTCCGGCAACTTCTCTTCGGGATGAAGACGAAGCGGGTCTGGCGGCGATCATTCGCCGCAACATCGCAAAACTCAACCCATAAGGAATTCAACCATGTCGGAAATCGAAGACCTGCTCAAGCAGCAGGGCGAGGCGTTCGAGGCGTTCAAGGCCTCGCACGACGAGCAGATCAAGGAATTCAAGACCAAGGGCGGCGCCAACGATCCGGTTCTGGTCGAGCGTCTCGGCAAGATCGAGAAATCGCTCGACACCGCCATTGAGGCCAAGACCGCGATCGAGGCTGCGGTTAAGGCAGAGAAGGCCGAACGAGAGGCACTCGAATTGAAACTCAACCGCTTGGGCCTCAAGAACGACGCCAGCGGAAAAGCCGAGATGGAGTTGAAGGAATTCAACACCATCCTGAACGCAAACGCGATCGATCGCCGCCGGCCGTTTACCGCTCTCGATGAGAAGGGTTACGGCGACTATAAGTCGGCGTTCGACCGTTTCGCGCGGGAGGGTCATCAGGCACTCAGCGCAGACGAAGTGAAAACGCTCTCGGTCGGGTCTGATCCCGACGGCGGCTACTTCGTCACCCCGGACGTCACCGGCGGCATCGTCAAGAAGGTCTATGAGACCAGCCCGGTTCGCCAGTATGCGAGCGCGCGCACGATCTCGACCGACGCCCTTGAGGGTATCGAAGACCTGGGCGAGGCGGGTGTCGGTTACGCCGGCGAGCATTCGACTTCGGGAGATACCACTACGCCGCAGGTCGGCGAGTGGAAAATCCCAGTGTTCAATCTCGACACCGAGCCGAAGGCCACTCAGAACCTGCTCGATGACGCCTCCGTCAACATCGAGGGCTGGCTCATGGACAAGGTCGGCGGCAAGTTCGGCCGTTTCGAAAATTCCGAGTTCGTCACCGGCGCCGCGAACAAGATCCGCGGCTTCATCAACGGCTACCCCGTGGCCGCCGATAGCGGCTCCGGCGTGGCTTGGGGTTCCATCGGTTATCTTGCCACCGGCGTCTCGGCAGACTTCGCTGCGTCCGCCAAGGGCGACAAGCTGATCGACCTGATGGGATTGCTCAAGAACGAGTACCTCATCAATGCGGCGTGGTTCACCCGCCGGTCGGTCATCACCGCGATCCGCAAGTTCAAGGACGGCCAGAGCAACTATCTCTGGCAGCCTTCGTTCGTTGCCGGCGTGCCTGAGACGATCATGGGCTATCCGGTTGTCCGGATGGAGGATATGCCCGCGCTCGGCGCGGACAGCCTGTCGCTGGCGTTCGGTGACCTCAAGCAGGCCTACCAGATCGTCGATCGGCAGGGCATTCGCGTGCTGCGCGACAACCTGACTTCGAAGCCATACACGAAGTTCTACACCACCAAGCGCACCGGTGGCGGCGTCGTGAACTTCGAAGCCCTCAAGATCCTGAAGTTCGGAACTTCCTGATCTGACGCATTGACCGGCGGCTAATCCCGCCGGTCGCCTTCCTGCATCTCCCTCAATCCAATCGAAAGGAACGCTTCAATGCGTGACATCATGAATGGGCTGGACCTCAAGCGAGCGATTTCGCCGCAGGCCGCCCGCACCGACAACACCGCCGTCGTCTCCACGACCGCCGACCTCAAGGGCTACGATGGCTGCATGCTCGCCATCAACATCGGTGCCAATACCGACACCAATGCTACCTTCGCGGTTCTGATCGAGGATTCGGACAACGACTCCACCTACGCAGCGGTCGCGGACGAGTATCTCAACGGCACTGAAGCCTTGGCCGGCTTCCAGTTCGACGACGACAACGAACTGCGGAAGATCGGCTACACGGGCATCAAGCGCTATGTCCGCGCAACTATCACTCCGAGCGGTAACGACTCCGGCAACATCTTCCTGTCGGCGGAGTGGGTGCTTCGCCCGCTGCGCTCGCCTGCGGCCAATCCTCCGGCCTGATGATCTGGCGGCGGGCTTCGGCCCGCCGTTTCTCTTGCGCCGGATGTCAGCATGTACCGTCCCGTCCTCGTCACGCCGCCGGCAATCAAGCCTGTCACGCTCACGGAAGCGAAGGCGTGGCTGGACATTGGCTACACCGACAAGGATACGGTGATAACCGGCCTGATCGGCGCGGCCACGGCGCACCTGGACGGGTGGACGGGCATTCTCGGGCGATGTTTGTGCGAACAAACGTGGAGGCAGGACTTCGACGATTTCCGCTCATGTCTGCGTCTCCCGCTGTTCCCTGTGATTTCGATTACGAGCGTGAAGTACACCGACACGGCCGGCGCAGAGCAGACGATTCCGAGCGAGAACTACACGCTCAAGAATGACGATCTCGGGGCGTATGTGGAGTTCACCAGCAGCTATTCGTTCCCATCGCTCAATACAGAATCCGCCGCGGTGCGCGTGACGTATCTGGCCGGCTACGCAGATATTGCTGGGACACCAAAAACGAGTTCGGTCCCGGACGACATCAAGAATGCCATCGCGCTTCTGGTGCGGCATTGGTTCGATAATCCCGGCGCCGTTGTAGTCGGTGTGACGGCCCAGCAGCTTCCGCAAGGTGTTGATGCGTTGCTTGCCAAACATCGAAGGCCCCGTTTCTGATGCAACGCCGCTACGATCGCCAGATCATCATCCAGCGGAAAACGGTCACGCAATCCGGGTCTGGCGATGAAATAGAGACGTGGGTGGACCTCGTCTACAAGTGCTTGGCCTTCGTCGCGCCGACGCGCGGGAGTGAACGGTTCACCGATCCGGAGAAAGTTGCCGACCAGGAAGTGACATTCACGATCCGGTTTCACGAAATCCCTTCAGCGTCCCGTCCGCTCGGTCCCGAGGACCGCATTATTTATCCCGTCGATGGAATTGCAGCGAACACGCAAAGCCCGGCGTGGAATCTGGTTTACGACATCGTCAGCCCGGATGAAGTAGGGCGGCAAGTTGACATGTCCATCAAGACGATCCGCCGCGCGGACGTGACGACATGAAGGACATCCGGCCAGCTTTGCGGGCGTTTCTTCTGGCGGACGCGTCGATCAGCGCGCTCGTTACGACGGGCGGAATATCTCGTGTGTACCCGGTCAAGATCCCGCAAGGCGTCAAGGCAGCTTGCATCGTTTATTCCCGAATTTCCGGAACTGGAATTTACCATATGGGCGGCGACTCAGGTCTCGCGATGCCGCGATTCCAAATAGATGCTTGGGGCCTCACCGGCGACGCTGCAACCACGCTTGCGAACCTGATCAAGGATCGTTTGAGCGGATACCGAGGCGTGATGGGGTCGGGCGGCGCTGCCGTAACGGTCCAAGGCGTCTTCATGGTCGACGAACGTGAGGACCACGACGACACGGTTCAAATGAGCCGGATGTCGCGGGATTATGCGATCGATTACGAGGAAGTTTAGCCGTGGCCTTCACTCGCCGATCGATTGAGGTAGAGGGGCTAAAGGATCTGAACGAAGCCCTCGAAGGCTTTTCAAAGGCGACGGCGGGTAACATCCTCAAGCGCGCAGTTGGAACGGCAGGCGCTGTATTCGCCGAACACGCCATCGCAATAGCACCAAAGGACACCGGCCAACTTAAGCGCGAAATCAAGGTTGCGAAGCCGAAGATCATCACGCCGGGCAAGGCTGCATACGCGCAGGCCATGCGAGAGACTGGCGATAAAGCGGAAGCAGCCGCAGCGGCGCGCGCGGCGAACCGGTCGGC